CCGGCCTCGATCATCTCAACGCATCTTATGAGGACGGCTGCTTCGACAACGATCCGGACCGGAATGTCGAGAACTGGCGTGTGACTCCGCTGCAGAAGGTTGCCGCCGATATCCTGGGCCTCGATTATGTCCCGCGGCGCGCACGGCTGAAGAAGTTTGACGGCCCCCGGCCGGCCGGCAAGTACGTGTGTCTGTCCGAGTTCTCCACCATGCAGCCCAAGCTCTGGAACCGCCCGGGGGCGTGGCAGGAGATCGTGGACTACTGCATCAGCCTCGGCTACGAGGTCGTTTCCATCAGCAAGGAGCCGACGACGTTGAAGAACGTCAAGAAGTTCAACAAGCGCAAGATCGAGGATACCTGCGCGGTTCTGTCCGGGGCCGCCTTCTACATCGGGTTGGGCCATGGGCCGAGCTGGCTGGCCTGGTCCCTCGGAATTCCGGTGGTGTTGATCTCCGGCTTCTCCGAACCGTGGGAGGAGTTCCAGACGTACAGCCGGGTCATCAACACAAATGTCTGTCATGGGTGTTTCAACGACACCAACGTCCCCTTCGATCGAGGATGGGACTGGTGCGCGCGCAAAGAGTGGGAAGGCCGGCCGGTGGTGCAGTACGAATGCACCAAAGAAATCACTCCGGACATGGTGAAGGATGCCATAAGGGCGCTGTTGTAAAGGAGCGGTAGAAGGAGGGGACATATGAACATCGAAGCGATCCTCAAGGATAAAGACTTCCGGAGCAATTTTGGTATCCGGCTGCACAACAACTTCACCATAAACGAGGGTAAGCGTCGGTCAAAAGAGCTGGAATGGATCGAGGATATCAGGCAGATCCGCGGCCTCTACGATCCCGGGGTCATCCTGGATAAGAATCGATCCAAGGTTTACCCAAAGATGACCCGTAAGTATTGCAACATGGTGTTGTCTCGGCTGCATGAGATGCTCTTTCCGGATACCGATCGCAACTTCGACATGGAGCCGACCCCGGATCCCAAACTGGCAAAAACGGTGGTCAAGGAGATCGCCACGGCTCTGGCTATGAGCAAGGGGGGTGGGCCGTTCTCCGATGACGAGCTTTTTGTCGCCATCCAAAAGTGGTGCAAGGAGACCAACGATCGGATGAGACGGGTGATCGATGACCAGTTGGCCGAGATCCATTACACCCTTGAGGCCAAGAAGGTATTGCGGTCGGGTGTCGATTTTGGTACCGGGGTCCTCAAAGGGCCCCTGACAAACAAGTCCAGTAAGCGCCGATGGAAACAGACGGACGGTGGAGATTTCGAAGAGGACGTGAAGGATGTGAGGGTGCCGTACCTGGGCCATGTTCGCATTTGGGACTGGTATCCGGACATGAGCGTGACGGAGCTGCGGGAGTCGACTGGCAGCTACGAGCGCCACGTCATGAACCGCCACGATCTCATCAACCTAGCAATGCGGGAAGATTTCGACACCGCATACATCAAAGAGTATATCGCGGATCACGTTAACGGCGATTGCACCTGGAAGGGGTGGGAACAAGACCTCCAGTCGATCGAGGCCGAAGCCGGCGCACAGGAAGCGTCGAATGGCCTCGTCCCCGCAGCCAGTAGTGGGGTTTCCGGGGGGACCATCGATCGAGACAAACGGTACGAGGTCTTCGAATATTGGGGTCTGCTGGATGCCGTCGATCTGAACCAGGTCGGAATCACCGTGGACGATCCCAGCGCCACCTACGAGATCCAGGCGTGGTTCCTGGGCAATAAAATCATCATGGCCGACGTTGCCCCAGGAGCATCTAGCATTTACAAGGTCTTCTATTACGAGAAAGACGACACCAGCATCTACGGCGAAGGTCTCCCGCGCGTCATGCGCCACAGCCAGATGGCGATTGGGGGCGGCTGCAGGATGGTCCTGGACAACGGCGCCGTCGTCGCGGGCCCGAATACAGAGATCAACACCTCCCTGCTGACACCTGGGCAAGACATCACCGAGAACCACCCCATGAAGATCTGGTACCGGGAGGGGCGTGGGGTAGAGGGCCAGTGGCCGGCCGTGCGTGCCGTGCAGTTCGACTCCCACATCCCCGAGCTCCTCACCATTATCAGCCTCTTCCGGGAGATCGCCGACGAGGAAACATGCCTGCCGACCTGGATGATTTCGAGCCCCGTCAAGACCAACGAGACGGCCGGCGGGGCATCGATGCGGTTCGGGATGCTGACGATGTCGGTCAAAGACATCGTTCGCAACTTCGACAGCTTTACCGAAAACGTTATCGGGGGCGTCTATCATTGGAACATGGACAACAATGAAGATCCCAACATCAAGGGAGACTATAAAGTAGTGCCCAAAGGGGTGAGCTCGTTGGTCGGCAAAGAGGTCCGGATGCAGGCGATGAGCCAGTTCAAGACCACCCTCACCGACGAGGACTGGATCTATATCCCTCGGCGTGATTTCCTGGAGGAGTTTGTCCGTACCCATGACCTCCCCATCCGACTGCGGACGGAAGAGGAAGCCCGCGAGTATGTCAAGAGCATCACAGATCCCGAGATCGACTACCTGGTCAAAGAGGAGAAAAGGGCCGATATCGCCTACCGGAAAGCGCAGGCGGCCGGCGCCCTGGCCAAGGGAAAGAAGGTCAACGTGGATGCGGTAAAATCCGAACAGGGACTGGATAAGGAACCCCCCAGCCCGTTGGAACAAGAGAACCTCGCCGCAGACGCTATGCTGAAACGGGCGAAGGCAACCAAAGAATATGCCCAAGCAAAACAGGTCGGAAAGGAGAAGAAGCCTGATGGAAAAAAACCAAGTTCCGGTCGCTGATCCCAACGAGCCCTTGAACCGGGCGATCGATGCACTTCCCAAAAGAAGTTCGGAGTTGAAGGCCGTCACGGATCTGTGCAACGTGCTCATCGATAGGCTGCGCAAGGACAACGACACCGCAACCCACGAGGAAGTTCTGGCCAATCAGGGCGGACTTAAAGAGCTGAAGCGCCTGAAGGGTTACCTCGAAACGAGAAATGTTTGACAAGGCCCATGAAAGGAGTATGATCGATGGCCATAGACACCCCCAGTCTCCTCAAGGTCTTTGTTCGAGTGTTAAGGTTTGCGGCTCAGTTGATCGAGCAGCTACTGATAGAAGAAAAAAATAGGCCTCCCCGACCCTCCCCAAGGTAAAGGGGCCACTCGGGTAGGAACTCAGAAACGCGAAGGCTTCTCTGATCGGTATCGAATCGATCCAGAGGAGCCTTTTTTATTGCCGAAAGGAGAACGAGGATGGCGGGAACATCAGGAGCAGATGACCTCCCCAGCGGAACATCCGGGACAACGGGTGATTTGGGAACGGCTGGGATAGAAACAGGTACGGACGCGGACGATGAGTATTCCGCCGCATTCGCCGAGGCAACCACTGAGACCAATCCGCAGGACAAGGCAGACGCGGACCGCGATCTGTCTGTAATATCGGCGCAGGACACCCAGGCTTCCCCTTCAGGAACCTCCGGGATTGCTGGTGAGACCGATTTCGAAGAACTCCCCCTGGAAGACGGCACGGCAGGCACGGCGGCAGAAGTCGATGACGCCGGAACCGCCGGGACGGAAGGAACGGCAGGGACCGCCGCCGAGGTCGTCCCGGAAGAATGGGAGCTGAAGGAACGGGAATACCAGGAACGTATCCGGACACTGGAGGCAGCGGCTGGGACGGCGGGTACCGCCGGGACTGCGCAAACGCCCCACAAAGAGGCAGTAACCCCCGACTCCGATGTTCTCGATGATATCGAGAAGGTGCTGGCTTCCCTCACAGAGGATGAAAAGCAAGCCATGGCCACCTACGATACCGAGTACGAGGAGGTTTCCAAGTACGAGGGGATGAAACTCAAGCTGGCTCTGAAGGCACTGGATGAACGGCATGCGGCAAGGCTTCAAGCCTTGTCGGCCTCATTGTTGCCGATTCTGACAGTGGCTATGGAATACGGGCGTGAGAAGCACGAAGCCGCCATTCGCGCGAAGCATGGAGATTTCGAGAAGCTCCGCGACGACGGTTCGGTCGAGAAATGGATCGCCGGACGACCGGCAGGCCTGAGAGAAAAATATCAGGAATGGTTCGACAAGGGGAAGACCGAAGACGTCATCACCTTGATGGACGAATTCAAAGCGTCCACCGGACGCGCAACCGCAGTCCCCGACCCTCCTCCGAAGCCAAAGACGCCGAGCGTCGTCCTGGTGAAAAAGAAACCAGTGATTCCTGTGACGCGAGCCGGGAAGAACGACTTCGATGGGGCCTTTGAAGAGGCGACCCGGGGCCTGTAAGAAAGGACTAGACAATGCCTCCCACGCTCTATGGGGATATTTCCCCGAGAACAGCCGCATACGCAGTGGTCGAAATGCTCAAAAGAGGGGTTCCCTACCTCTGTCTGGAGAAATTCGGCCAGTCCAAACCCCTCCCCGGCAACAAGTCGATGTCCATGACGTGGCGCCGATACAACAGTTTACCGGTCGCTATCACGCCGCTCACGGAAGGCGTGACCCCGGCATCGAAGAAGCTCTCCAGCACCGATGTCACCTGCACCCTGAGCCAGTACGGCGACATCGTGGAGATCACCGACATCATCGCCGACACTCACGAAGACCCCGTCTTCCAGGAGGCTCAGAGCATCGTCGGCGAGCAGGCCGCTAAAACGGTCGAGGTCATCCGCTACAACATCCTGAAGGCCTGTGCCAACGTCTTCTACGCCAACAGCGTGGCCGGCCGGACCGCCGTCATCGCGGTCCTGAGTCGTGTCGACCAGCGCAAGGTCGTTCGTGCCCTGGAGCGCCAGGAGGCCTCGAAGATCACCAAGATCATCCGGTCGACCCCGAACTTCAACACCGAGAACATCCTGCCGGCCTTCATGGCCGTCGTCCACGTCGACCTGACCACGGACGTGCGGAGCATGACCGGTTTCGTCGGCGTTGAGGATTACGGCTCCCTGACCCCCTTCGACACCGAAATCGGGGCCTGTGAGGATGTCCGGTACATCAAGTCCACCATCTTCACCGCCTACGAGGATGGCGGTGGGAGCCCGACAGGGAAGATTTCGACCGCCGGCACTGCCGCGGATGTCTATCCGGTCATCTACCTGGGCCGCGATGCTTACGGGATTGTCGCCCTGAAGGGGAAGTTCGCCATCACCCCGATGGTCATCAACCCCAATACCCCCAGCAAGTCCGATCCGCTGGGCCAGAGGGGGTTCGTGTCCTGGAAGACCATGCAGACGGCCGTGATCCTGAACGACGCCTGGATGGCCGTCCTGGAAGTCGCGTGCACGGCCTAAATAGGCAACTTGCGCAATTTGGCAAACTGACCTTGATGCTTGACCAATCCCAACGTTGGGATCACTAACCGCCTCGGCGTAGGCTGGAAAAATGCGCCAGAAGGAGAAGTTCCATGAAGAAGTCGATGTTCGTCGTGTTCGTGGTTTGTCTGATCGGGTTCGTGCTGAAGGCTTTCGGCTACGAGACCGATTCCCTCTACGTGATGGGGATGGCGGTGCCGCTGTTCTCCGACCAGCCCAAATCCGTGGACACCAGCAAAAACAAGATTTACGGGGCTTTCAACCATGCGAGCCAGCGGGCGGCCCTGAAGGCGTTGATGTCCTATATCCTCCCGGGAGGCACGGCAGGGACGACCCGGACACTTCCCGGCACCCTGGCGGGGCTTGCGGTGGGATCTTCGGTGACCAAATTCAAGATCGCCAACCCGTTCGCCTACACCATCAATGGACTCGTCTACGGGCAGGCAGCCCTGGATGAGATCCTGTGGCCGGCGTCGTTGGGCACTCAGGGTACCGCAACGTACTGCAAGTATCTGGTCTACTGCGGTACGGCAGCGCTCGCCACGACCTCGGGACTGGTCGCCAAGGGTAATGAGGCTCTGACGGCTGCGGCTGCGAAGCTTCCGGATCTGCCCGACAACTGCTGCGCGGTCGGCTACGTCTTCCACCAGGCCCCGACGACCGCCTGGGTGGCCGGTACCGGCACCATGGGGACGTTCGCCACATACGTCGACCTGCTTGCGATGCCGGCCGACCAGTAATTTGACCTTGTGGCGCGGGCGGGGAGAGAACAGCTTAACTGCTCCGGCGATGGCTTTCCCCAACCGCGTCCACTT